TTGTAAGTAGACGGAATACTTGGAGTTGAACCCCCAGGAGCATTGTATGTAAATGTAGCAGCTTGAGCCCCTGTTGTATCTGTCCACGCACCTGCAGATCCACCATCAAAAGTAAATCTATACAAAGGATCTGTAAAGTTACGCGCAGTTGCAGTAACAACTATATTGCTACTTCCGCTACTTGTATATGACGGATTGTCTCCCTCCTCGTCATAGATTATTGAGTAGTCGTCCGAGTCTAAAGTAACAGTCTTTCCATCTGCTCCAATTGATCCGTCTTGTACCTTTATAATTCTAAATGTTTTGGAAAGAGTATTGCTACTATCCGAAGACTCTCTTACTGCTACCGTGAACTCAAGAGGCGATTTATCACCCATAGCTATATCACTACTTCCGTTATGTAGTGTTTTAGTTAGAGTCTGACCACTAACTCCCGTTGTGCCAAAACTACCGTCCGCACTTGTACTTACACCAGAAAAACCTCCTCCCGTTACTTGAAATTCAGGAGCATCATATGCAAGTGCAGTAGCGGTAAGAGTAATAGTAGCATTATTTTGTAGTGCGCCTGCAGAGTTATAATTTAATGCACTTATATTTAAATCAGGAATTATTGCTCGTAAACCCGTAAGTGTTAAATCCGTCACAAGACGAATAGGCGTATGAGTATAAGTGCCACCAGATCGATCAATTTTAGCAATTATAGCATCATTTGTAGGATCTGTTCGTAATGCATTTCGAGCTATTGCTTTTGCTTCATCTACACTTGTAAGATCGCCGTCTGTAGTATTTAATTTAATGTCTGTAAATAATACATCAGCGCTTTCGATAAATGCAACCTTGCCTGCAAAATAAGTATTTGCAGCAGTTTTTACACGAATAATATCTCCTATTTGGAATCGATTAAGAAAATCTGTTGTTCCTTCTGATTTCTCAACCTTATTACTGCGCTTATGAAGTTTAACTCTTGCATCAGCATTATTTGTGCAATCTGTCCACACGTTTTCACTATTTGTAATAAATTGATCATACTCTTGCCAGAATGTAAGACTTGTATTTTCAAAACCTAATTTTGTATGAGTTACTAATTTAAGGTAGTCCGAAGTTGAATCTGCATCAAAATAAATAAATGCAGTTGCAATACCGCTTCCAGAAGCCATTGATGTAAGAACTTGAGAGGAAGTTGCTGCAGTCCCTTGATTTGCATTATTAACTTTTGTCTTTGGAGCACCATGAGATTGAATAGCCCAGTCTGTTTCAGTAGCTACACCACTCGGTTTTTTAAAAGAAAAGCTAGTTCCGCTTTCAGAAAATTTTACGTTTGCTCTAATTCCTTCGGGTATTCCTTCTGCAGTTCTAGAACAAGAATGAGCAAACTTATCATTTACCTCTGTAGATTGCCACTTAATTCTTGACTTTTTACCATACTGAGTAAAAGTTTGTACTCCAAAACTGTATATACCATTTGGAACTCCTGTAAGTCTTACTGCTTGCTGTTCAGGATCTCTTATCTGTATTAGTTCTGTTCCATCAGGAAGGCGCGGCTCAATATGAACATCAAAGCCCGCAATAGAGTCAAATAAAGTTCCATCTTTGTTCCGAGGAGCCTCCCATTGTATTGTTAATTCTTCTAGTTCTGACCTAAAGTCAGGAGTTTGAAGAATGTATACAGAGTCTGGAGGAGGACAAAAATCTCCTTCAGGAGGTCTTACAGGGTCTTCAGGTACAATAGAAAAATCTTTATCAATTGCATCAAACTTAGAATTATAAAACTCAACTCCTTGAATTGAAAAAACTCCGTCTTTCTCTTCCTTTATACCTAAAACTTTATACTCTTTGTAGGAAGCGGCTGTTTTTATACCTTTATACTCTTCTTTTATAGCCCAAACAGTACTAGCAGGAATCGTACCCGAAAAAGCACTCCCTATTGTTATTTGAGTAACTCCATTTACAACAGAAACATTTGAAGAAGTAAACGTTTTAGTTTCTACATGGGTGGAGTTTCTAAACTCCACGTATATATCATTCCCCGAGTCATCTTGTATATTTCCTATATTTTTTCTAACCTGTTCATCAGAGTCATTTGCTCCTATTAACTGAGTGGAAGTTCCTCCAATTTTTGCGTAAGTAACTTCATCCCCTTGATTATAAGTATAAGTAGTACCACTATGGGTTACTTGAACTGATTCGTTCTGACTTAGAACAACAGTTCTCTTTGTGACTAGGAGAGATAAAGTATACGTATAATCTGACCCAGCCCCGAAAGAAAAAGCTTCTGCTCTTCCTCCATCAACTCTTGGAAGATCGGAAGCAGTTTCTACATTTCTATCTAAAGAGATTGTCGAGTTTGAAGACGCTGTAATTCTACCACTAAAAGTTATTCCTGTATCACTTTCATTTTGTACATTTATAATATCTCCAGGAACTAAAAATGCGGCGTTTATTGACGTTTTAAAACTAATAATTTCTGTTTGGTTTATAGAAGTCCATGCTTTCCATCGTCCAAATCGAATAGCCTGCCCTTCCGAAGTACACCCAAAAGCAGTAGCTTTTGAAGGAATTATATGGCCTACTTTAAGTATGTTTTCTCTATCTTCTATGACCAGAGGCTCTAGTTTATATGCGGCCGCAGGATTATTCCATAAAACAGTAAATTGATTAGCCCTAGTTCTGCCTGCAGATGTTTGAGTAAGTATGCTGTCTTCAACTATATTTGCTTCCGAAAAGTTATAAATAGGAGTAGCAGGAGCATCTTGAACAGGAAGCATTTCTCCATCCAACCAATATAAAATACCCCTAAATATAGTTGCCATATCTTTGAGAACTTTATAAGCTGCTGTAGCTTTTGTTAAATAAAGATTAGCTGTAAATCTTGGCTCTGTGCCTCCGCCTGCTGCAGGTACTAGTTCATCGCAATATTTTGCAATTTTATATAACTGAAATTTATTTATATCAGTAGAGCGTAAATAATCCCCCAAACCATATCTATTATTTGTAAGTATATCATAAAATACCCAGGCAGGGTTATCTGTATAGTATCTATCTTTTACGAGATTGCTTGCATTAGTTGTACTTCCCTCATCACTAAATTCACCATTCCATATGCCTGTATATGTTGCGACTCCTGTAGACGAAAGATGTCTGGGAACATAATTAGAAGGAATCTTTACTCGTAAACCTCTTACTAAGTATGCTCTCTTCGGGGGATTTGGAAAACTTTTTGAGCTAAAATTTACAGAAGCCACTGATGTATGAGGGTAAGAAAGTTTTTCATTAATTGTACAAATAATTTGAGCTATTTTTACAGCATTTACAACTACAGCTAGGTCACTTGAAGGAGTTGTTCCTCGTACTAAGAAATTTCCTTGGGGTTTGGCATCTACTAACGGATCCATATTTTGACCATTTGGAGTCAAGCGAGTAATACGAAGTCGTAGATCTCTTAATGTTAAATGCGTTTGAACAGGAATAGTAACAGTATATGCAACAGCAGTTTTCTTTGTAGAGAATTTTTTCCAATAGTCAAAGGTGGCTCCTGTCAGGTCTTCCCAGTCTGTAGGATTTGAGCCGCCTGTTTGAGATCCTTGTACTTTAATATTAAAAGCTGCTCCATCGGGTTTATCTGTGCCTTCAGTAGTGGTTGCAAAATGACCGCTAGGAAACTCAAATTGAATTTTTATTTCATCTATTTCATTTATTTGTGCACCAGATACTGTATTACTAAGCACTATGGTTTTTTGTACCATTCCTGCGGAAAGCCCAGAAGTTATATCTGATTCAGAAGGATAGTTTGCACCTACAGATGTAGGATAAGCATTTGTAGTATCAAATATTTCCATATCATTTGCTGATAAAGTTAAAGGAAAACTTGATACTCCTACTCCTGACAGCTGATAAAGGGGTTGTTGATGAAGCTCACCTACACGAAACTCAAGGGAAGAGCCTGGGTACTTCTTATTCTTATCAGGAGTATTTATAGATACTTCTGTTGTTGAAGCAGTATTTTGCTCGTCACTTAAGGAAAACTTTTTACTTGTAACTGTAAGTGCATTACTTTGTCTAGGAATATAAATACTTTTCTTTCCTGTACTTGAGTCTGCTTTTATATCTACTTTAAAAATTCTGTCTATAAAAACTTCGCCATACACTTCATTTGAACTCGATACAAAAATATCTTCTTCTACTAAATGCATCGGAAACATAAAAAGTTTAATGTCCGCTCTTTTTGCTTGCCCAGTACTATCAACAGTTTGAAAGTCGCTTCCATATAACTGTTTTATACAGCCCTCTACTTCTGCTCCGCTGTTTGCTCGTATTCTTACATTACACTTTAAATTCTGATTATTATTTATTTGATGGTTAAGAGGAGATTTTTGAGATTGATAGAAAAAATCAACTTCTTGATTAGAATCATTTACTGCTGTAATAAGCATATGCGCCCACTCACCAGATCTAAAAGCTTCTCCGCTTCTATCATCTTGATTATATACATATGCGTGTTCTATCTTTACTTTGCTTGAAGCTACTGAATGAACTCTTAACCAGCGATACGCTTGTCTTGTAAAAGTTTCATCCAAATTATCAAAAAAAGCAGCAGTCCCTGCCTTATCAACATGAGTACAAGTAACAGGACCATTATTACTAGAAGCAGCGGGAATACTAATAAGTGAAGGCTCCCCATATGCTTGTGACGCTTCTGGAGCCTCGACAAAAGGACTATGAAAGACTGATCTTTCCTTGTCTTCTAAAGTATCTCCATCTAAGTATACGGAACCCTCTCCATGAACTAAACCTTCTATCGGCCCTTCAGAAATTAAATCAGTTATGGTAACTTCTTGAATATCAGAACCAAGAAGACCACGATCCTGCAGCATCTGATTCTGGCTGTTAAGCGGATCTCTATACTGTGGAGGAATATTAAACATATTAGATCTCTATTGCTACTGAGGGCTTACGAATAATGTTGCCTCGCTCATCGGGTACACTTGCATAAGTTCCATTTGCATTTTGTATGGATTGATCAGGAGTGCCTTTATTTACTAAGTCAAAAGTAATTGGTTGACCAGGAACTCTTAATTCTCCGTACAATATAGGTACAGGATACCCTTCAGGAGTAGTTTGTTCTGCTCCTTGAAAAAGGTAGCCATCTTTGTTTTCTTCAGTATTGTCTGTATCTGGGTCAGGCATCATCATTTCTGCAATACCCATAGATGCCAACATTATACCACCAGCAAAAAGAGCTTTAGTTAAAAAAGTAGCTAAACTACCCGAAGGATCAATTAGAAAACTTGCAACAACCATTATTACACCTATAATTGTTTTTAAAGCCCCTTTCGAGCCGACAGGAACTGGAGTAATAACTATATCTCCTTTATCTAAAGGTAGAATTAGTTCTCTATCATCTTCTACATAGTTATCTGCAATTTTTACTGTGAATTCAATATTTCTATCGCCCGAATCAATAAAGTATTTTTTTACCCCATCAAAGTTTGCATCTAAAAATGCAATGACTTCGCCTACGCTTTCTGCACATACTTCGAGTACCCGCCCATACTTATGGCCTAGTTCTCCTTCTAAATATACTTTACGCAACATAACGGTAAGCTCCTTCTAAATATTGATACCAAAAAGGGTATAAGTTTTCTCTACAGGATAGTCTATTAACTGCATGATGATAAAAAATGTCATTTCCAATATAAACTCCACAATGGTTATTTACGACTTCTTGTACTTTAAAAATAAGCACATCATTTTCTTTTAATTCATTTAATTCTATTGGCTGCCCGCCCCAGTTTTTAATTACTTCGGGAGAAAAATAATCAAGTTTTTTATTGTACCATTCCTCCTCAAAAAGCGCACGGGGAGGAATAGTTATATTTTTTGTTATAAGATAATCTCTCATAGCTTCAAAACAATCAACAGTGCCAAATTTGTACTCTCTTCCATAAAGATCTGTGTAATTATTTTCTGGCTGTAAAATTTTTAATTCCATTTCTGGGTAGCTAAAAATATAATAAGGTATTCCTAGAACATTACACTGTTGTATGTCTGTTTCTCCTGGGTCGGGGGAGCCATTTATGTGATTATGAACGATACCTACTATATCACTTGTTAGCATTATATTCATGTACTCATCTGAGTCCATAATAAAATCATTATTATTTTTTGCAATATTCTTAACAGGAAACCATTGCTTTTTGCCTTTTACAACTGCAAGAACTCCACAACCCTCTCTAGGATATTCTTTTTTAAAATGTTTTTCTATTTCTTCATACAGATACATTATCTAAATTTCCTGCTTCCTGGAAACCCGCCAAAAGGAAGAGGTATGGTAGTAGTAACATCAACACTTGGAATAGTATTCTGACCAGTGCCTTTACCTTCTACTCTTTTAAACTGATATCTTTGTCTACAAGATTTTAAAGATTTTCCGCATATATCAGCTCTTGCCCACTGACCTGCTGAAGCCTCTGGGGTAATTCCAGTGCTTGTAATAACAGATCTAAATATAGTAGTAGTATCTCCAAAGTCAAAAGTCTCATCATTTTTTTGTGATGCACCCGTAACTGGATGAACTACATAGTCACTTCGTTTTGAATCAGTTGAATTAGTTGAATAGGTTTCCCCCACAACCCAGGGTTCATACACTCTAATTTCTCTCCAGTTTCCATTTGAGGAAGAAGGAACAGTGTTATTCGATGCAATCATAGACTGCCAATAAGTATAGCCGCTTCCTCCATCTGATAAAGCTACAAGATCGTCTTTTGCAAAGGTTGAACTTGTATTTCCTGGGTGTAGTTTTCCTGACTGTATATTTGCAGGACTACTCGGATTATGAATTAAATATTTCCATAAAATTGGTTCGTCGTCTCCTGTAAAGTATAAATTATACCTGTATCTAGTAGTTCCAAGAGAAAAATTATAACCGCCGAGACCTATTGTAGTAAGATTATCAAAGTTTATACTATTTGGATAAGTGCCGTTTGCAGCCCAAGTACACCCCCCAGTAGGGGTGCTAAAAGTTCTTCCTTGATAAGCCCAAGGGCAGTATTTTCCTATAACCTGTCGTGCAGGTAGATTTACTTTTTCTAAATCAAAAGGGTTAGCTAGCTCAAAAATTACAATATCCGCAGTTTTTTGTTTTATTCGTTCAAATATATGAACTCTTTTCGGGTACTCAACTACTGCGCGAGTACTTACATTCGAAGTATCTATATTTAAATATTTTTTTAAAGTTGATCGTTTTGTTATCCGTTTCCCAATTAAATCTTCTAGTTTAAAATTTGGAATACCATCTATACCTCCATCATTTGCATTTTGAAATATAGATGACTTTCTTAAAATTGAATCAACATTTGCAACAGTTAATGTAGGACGATTTTGAACGCCTTCTGTATTTATAGAAAGATCTGTCATTTCTATAGGTAGAGCATAGTAGGTATTTCCATCAAAAACAATAGGAGAGTAATCTATTGGTGAAATGCCTGGCCCTGTTACTTCAAAACCCACGGAAAGATCGGTTGTGTTATTTAAAGTAATTGTATTATTATTTGGATTACTTCCCGATACGGTTTTTGTTATTGATGTAGCACTACCGTCTTGAGAATTAGTTCCCGTAAATGTTAGTGTAGTTCCTGATGTTACATCAGTAAGAGAATTTAATGTAATAACAGAGCCGTCTATTTTTGATATTCGAATAGTATCATCTACTCCTGGATGTAGATATAGTGTAGTTGTAGAGTCAAACTCTACTTCGAAAAGCTCTACTAAAGGACTTGCTATCTCTAAAGATTGTATGTCCTGTACTAATAAATTGGGATTTTTGCTCATACTCCATAAACTCTTCTAAAAGTTGCCGATACATCATAATGATTTGCATTTGCGTATTTAATAGAGTATGTATCACATACTACTTTTACTGTAGTTACAGGATTACCATCACTATCATTTGTGCTACTATTTGAATCAGGTATTGTAAAAGAAAAACTTGTTACTCCTGCTTTATCCTCAAAAAATTTAATAATATCATCTGCAGCAGCCTTTTCCCTGTTCTTAAATCTTACACTATAGGTTTCTTCAATATTATTTATTCCTACAGCTCCTCTCTGCTCGTATCCATGCCCAAACTTTACCTTTCTAACTTTAGGAGTAGACTTTCTCTGCAAGTCATTATCAGGGCGAATTGTAGCTGTAGTTATATTAGTACCAGAAATTTCAAATCCAATATCAGCCATTATGCTGCTCCATAGGGGCTAAGAATACCGCCTGCCCGTTTTTGATTCATTAACTCTTCTTGAACTATTGCTGAGATTCTTTCTCCAAGGGCTGTTGCTTCTCTTGAATCGCTTTCTGTGTTTGTTGTAGCCATTCCATCACCATTCATGTTTACTGTTACAGCCACATTATTATTCTGTGACCCAAGCCCCCCACCACGAGGCATAGTTACTGGTATTGATTTTCCGTCAGGTAAAGGAACTACTGCTTCAGTTCCATGTAATATTGCAGGATACCCTGATTGAGCGCCTTTTGCAATTCCGCCTGTCGCGTATCCCATAGGAGGATATATTCCCGAACGGCCAAAACCAAATAAACCTTTAATAAATCCGAAGAAGCCTCCTCCGCCCGATGCCGTCTGTGCAGCAGTATTCATATTCAATGAGACATTCAAGGCGGCTTGGGAAGACAGTTGCAGTTTATCCATGATAAATTGTCTTATTGCCGTCATTTTTTCCCAAACAAATTTAGCTTGTTGAAAAAGCATAAGTGCTGCCATTATTTTCTGCAATTTCTGTCCTGCCTTACTATTTCCCATCAAAGAAGTCACTGCCAGTCCAAGACCTACTACATTCTTTGCGGTTTCACTTGTTAATTTATCCATAATACTTGAATTTTCTTTTATTGCCTCCGATTGAGCATCTTCTGCTTTCTTAACTCCTGTAGTTTTATCTCCTGCTCCTAAGGCAGCAGCTGGATCTACTTGTGTGCTTGCTAGATCATCTTGTACTATTTTAACGGGTGTTGGGTTTGCTTCATCAACAATTTCATTTACCTTCTCAGGAAGTCCTGGCCCCATATTCCTCAGTCTTTCCATGTTTTCAGCTGAAAAGTCGTCCGCACCTGGAAGAGAGGGTTCTACACTAGGATCTGTTGGTGTGGTATCTCCTCCTCCGCTATGCCCCATACAGGCAGAGGAAGCACAAGCGTCTTGTATAGCCTGAGAAAATCTATCCGCAGTATCATCCATTGCTGTTTTAAACTTTTCTGCTCCACTTTCTAATGCAGCTTCAAGTGACTTGCCTGCTGTTGTTCCACCCGCTTCGATTTCCTTTTTAACTTCAGCCCCTCCTGCTTGATGAGACTCTAGAAGTAGTCTTGCATTTTTCTGGGCTTCTGTCTCCATGTCGAGAGCATCCATAATATCTTCTGTAATTCCTTTTGAGAAAGCATCTATCATAGAATCAACTACACCTTTTGCAATTCCTAAAAGTGCGTCTTTTAAACTGCTTTCTTCACCTTTAAGTAATGCAGAAATAGAACTCTGTAGCCCTGTTTCAAAAGCTTGCTTTCCTGCTCCTAACACTTGAAACCCAAGTTCTTTTTGTTCTTCAAGAAGTTTATTTTGTTCTTCAAGCTGCTCTTTTTGTAACGTATAACTGTTTACTACTTCATCTGCAGTATCTTTTGAAAGCTCTTGGGCAGTATATATGTCTAAGTTTATTTGGTCTATTGCTCTTAAATTATCTAAGATTTTCTTATCTATGGCTAAGCTTTCTCGTTGTAATGCTGTTGCTCCGTGCAAAGCCGCATTAAATGCTGTTTGGTCTTTTATTTTTGCATTATTAATTCTTATTTCTTCATCTGCAATTTTTTCAAGTGTATCTTGATAACCTTTTAATAATTTTGTTTGCTTATCTATTTCAGCGGTAAGTTTTTTCTCGTTTCCTGCTCTCTCCTTAAGAATACCATAAGATTTAACTTGATCTTCTATAAGAGTCTGTAAACTTGAAACTTTAGTGGAGTATTTAGTGATTCCATTTACTGCTTGTGTGAACTGTTTTTCAAGTTCTTTTTGTTGTTCAATCAAGTGACTTGCTTGTCTTCCTGTTTCTATAAATTTCCCACCAAGATCCTCTATTGCATCAATTTGTGCTTGAGTAGGCTCTTTTCCCGCAGCCAGTGTTGCTTGGACGTCTTTTAGAGTTAATACATACTCCTTTTGAGAATCATTTAACCCTCCATTTTTCTTTAAGGTCTCCATTAATGCAAGCGCTTGATTTATAGCAGGTTGTAGTTTTTTTCCTAACTCTACGCTTGCTGTTCCAACTTTATCTATTTGTTCATTAAACAGTTTTACCTCGTCTCGCATATTTCGCAATACTTGAAGCTGCTTTTTTTCCTCGTCATCAAGACCTTCCCCCTTCTTCCTTCTTCCTCTTCGGGTGTCCTCATATACTCCCCCCTCTCGTGCTTCTAAGTCAGCTATATTGGACTTTTTCAGTTGTTTTTCAAGATCTTTTATTCTTTTTTGTGCGGTTAAATTACCATCCGAAAAATCTCTCATAGCCTGAGCAGCATCAGTTATATTCTTAGTTATTCCTTGAAAGAAGTTTCCTTGTGCTTCCAACCCTTTTAAGGCGGAACCTCCGCTTTTTTGTAATTTTCTTTGTACGTCCACAAACTTTTCGTACTCTTCATTTACAATGTCAAGAGAGTCTCCAATATCTGAAAAAGATTGCTCTAATTTTTTAATCTCAGGACTTTCTTTGAAAAATCCGAGGGACTTTGCAAACTGCATAGCAAGTTCATACGCAAGTACAAGCATACCTATCCAACCTGCTGCTCGGAAAATCTTCTCTGTTCCACTTGAAAACTTTGCAGCAGCGCCTTTCATGGCAGCCATTGTAGCAGCCCACTGTGCTCTCATCTTTGTCATTTGAACACTTGCACCCGCTGTTATCTTCCTCCACCCCATGCCTACTTTTTCACTGAAAGTCATATAGCCTCTTTCCATGGTTCTTAAAGTAGTAAGATAGTCTGCAGCTTGGCGTTTATTCATTTTTCGTATTGCACCGTTTCCTGCCTCTGCATGGCGCAACATCTGGGAAATACGTCTTTTATCTTTTTTTAACGTTTCTTCGTTTCCTGTTTGTAACATTTCAAGGCCGCTTCCTTTTCTAGCCTTCCCTGCGGCTGTGGCGGCACCTTGAACACCTGTTTTCTTTTCTAACTTTTTCTGCGCTTTTTCTAAGTCCTCGATCTCTTGTCTTGCTTTATCGTATGCGTCTCCTGCTCTATCCGCTGCTTCTTTTGATTTTTCTGCCCAACTATCTAATCCTGGAATAATTGCTTTTATTATAGGCACGGCTAAAAGTCCTAACGCAACTGTTAATCCAACTATATTCTCTGTTAAAAAGGCTGCCGAAGGTTCCGATATTGTATTTATAAAGTTTTTTACCTTTTTCATTACTTTATCAAATTCAATACCTAATCTAGCAACCGCGTTAACTTGTATATCTGTTGCTTTTGCTACTTCACCATATTTAGTTTCTAACTGAGTCTGTACTTCTGAGAATACGGCTTGTTTCTTTTCATAGTTTGTTAAATCTTTTGCTGACTTATTTAATTTAGCCGCATAGTTTTCCTGTGCATCCGCAAGACGAAGTGTAATACCTAATTCGTCTAAAAGTTCTGGTTCGGCTTTTGTTACACCTCGTACCAAACGATTAAAAGAGTCTGTAACATCTCTTCCGAGTATTTTTGATAAGTTTCCTGCTCCTGCAGCTAATTCTTCTATTTGACCAGAGCCAAGCCCAGAAGCAATACCAATAGACGCAGCTTCAGAAGCTGCTTGAAATGTAAGCATTTGACCAGAAGCATCTTGAATATTTTTTGTCAGACTCTGCATTCCTACACCCGTTGCGGCTGTAAAAGCGACTTGAGATTCTTGCATAACACGAAAATCAGCAGCATTTTTCAAGAACTGAAAGGCAGCAGTAATAGCAAAGACATTAGAAGCAAGAACAGCATAAGCAGGTACGAGAGTGCCTGTCATACCTTGAGCCATCTTTGAGAAATTTTTAGTGCTATTAGAGGATTGTTTTGATAAGCCTTTTAGATTTCGATCAGCATTTTTTGCGCCCTGTCCCATTTTTGAACTTGCAACACCCGCATCATCAAGAGCAAGGCCTAATTTTTTGGCACTAACAGCCACTCTCTGCATGGAACCACCATCAGAGGTTTGAATATCAATAAATACTGTATCTTTTTTTGCCATTAGCCCTTTACATTATGAGTGTAGGTTTTACCACTCGCTTGCTGACGTTTTCGTTCATCAGCTTTCCTTTTTCTTTCCTGCTCTTGTGCACGATCTTGTACTACTATACCTTCATACATTTTCATAAAATATAGTATAACTTTCTGATCATCTATTTCAAATAACTTAAATAACGTGTCTATATGGCTCCAGTTTTTTCCCATGTACGAACCAGAAGCTCCGTCCCACACATCTGAAAGGTAGCCATATACAAAAAATGCCACTTGAACCTCCGCAGGAAATGCAGAAGCCTCGAGTGGCATTCTTTTAGGGTCTGGTTCTTCTCCTAACTGTTCACAGATAAGTAAATACTTTTCAACATCTATTGATGCTTTTTCTTTTACATATCTTTCAAGTAGATTTTGTACTTCCTCTACTTGTTCCCAGTAAAATTTTCTAGGTCACCTACTGTTTCTGTAACCCACGTATCAAAATCAGCAGCATTCTTCATAAGCAATTCTGCATTATCTTTTGTATACGGCAATTCATCTTCAGGGTCAAAGGAAGAGACATCCACCAAAAGAAGCTCTTCTAGGTATCGATATTTTAATCCTTTCCACCCTTTGATTACTGCTTTACAATACTCTATTAAGAATTTATCTTCATCCAGTTCTTCTTCTAGCTGTCGGGTCTTTTTGTTCCATTTATTAGACAAACAACGTTTCCGTAGCTTAACTAATTCTTCTCTAGCTAGATAACACAGATCAACTGTCATTCCTGAGTAACCAGGAAAGTCACAAGATACTGTTTTACTTGGAGTCATAAGACTCGCTAATGATACTGGCTCTTTCTTCGGTGCTGCTGTTTGTGTCATGAGAATAAATTCCTATTTAAAAATCAAATTATACGGTATAAGAGACGAAATGTCAAGAATTATTTTTGGAGGGTGATAAGTGAAGGGGCCGAAGCCCCTTACTTATTATGAATACGTGGCTGGTGCGTAGTATTCGATGTTGGTTAGTTCGTTTGCAGTACCAAAGTCTGCTGGTAATGCGTGGAAGTTACTTTCAAGTGAGATTACGTCTTCTACCTGATGAGAAGGTACCTCAAAGTGAACATTCGGCATTGTAATTACCAACGAAGGTGTTCCTTCTTGTGCGGATCCACCAATCTTTAGTGTAACGGCAAACTTGTTTACAACCTGAGACATAGCAGATGTAGACACAAGATCATTAAAGAACTGTCGAGAAGTTCCTGAAGTCTTGTCAGAGTCACTTAATGTTAGGTAGCAAGTTGCTGATCCAGTAACATTACGTGCACCTGTTACGTGCTCCAACGGCTTGTTTACAAATCCCAATTCATCAGGTACAAGGTACGTGATATTATTAGCGATTGTGAAACTTCCGCCTGTCATTGTAAGACTGTACTTTCCGTCTCCGTTTGTAACCATTCCACCTGGGAATACTGTCTTATTGTCGGCAGTAATGTCAATGGAGGTCAAACGATTTCGAATAAAGGTATTGGTACTTGTTACAGCTTCATCAATTGCTTGAGTAAGTGTAAGGTTTCCAGAACCTGGTACAGTTTTAACCATATGTACAGCAGTACCCTGAGCATTATCAGTCTGGAAGTAAAAATCTCCAGCAGTTAATAAGTCAGTATCAGTACCATCTTGAGTACGCTTTGGAGTTGTAGCATTTCCAGTTTGTCCAACTGTTAATGTAGTTCCTGTGCCAGTCCTAAAGTTTACGGACATATCTTCGATTTCTTTTGCGAAACCTGACCAGTTCAAAGTAGCAATTCCTTCTACATCGAAGTCAATACTTACTTCATTTACAACCGCTTCCGCGCACTTGTAGATAACAGGGTTCAAAGCATCTGTTTCAATTACAAAGTAAAGATGCATTGGATGCAAAGCTGATCTATTTGATTCAGTCATTACAATAGTACTATTATCAGAAGCAGGGGTAACAACAGGACCAGATACTTTATTTACAGCCCTTCGGAAGCCTTTTGCTCCTGAAGTTAAAGTAGCTACATCAAAAGTAAATGCGGTATCCCCTGCAGCAGCACCAATTTTTTCACTTGCAATAGTAATGGTTTCATCTACAGCAAATCCATCACCAGGAGAAGCAACTGCGACTGTAGTTCCTCCGTCTCCAGCTACTGTAACAGTAAAAGATGCGCCTGTTCCTCCACCACTTACGTCTGTGGTATAGTCACTTTCTGTAATTGTATATGTGCCTGCAGTACGATCAGTATCTGTCGCGCCACCAAGAGTATCAACAGTTGCAATACCTGTTGCACTATCGTATACATCTGCACCTGACATTGCTGCCCAGAGAACTTCTTCTACTGAGTGAACATCTGTTCCTGACCCGTCGGCACTAGCAACACCACTTGCTACGCTTCCGCCTTTTGACTTAAAGGGTCGAATATATGTACTAAAATTCCATTCTGCTGGAGCAAGAGAGTCAGTAAATAAACGTCTACCTCTACGAGATACGCCTACTGTACTTTCCATTTCCGAGAGTAGTATTTCAGAAGTATTTGTAGTCTGGGAGAAACTATATCCATCAAGAATAGGTACCTCCCACAACTGTCCCGCTCCTGCGGTGTTAGCATCTTCGTCGTCTTGGTTACGAAACTGAACAAACAGTCTCGTATCACGACTAAAATACAACTGATCTGCCATAGTTTTTCTCCTATGAAACTTGAAAAGACTGGTCGTGAATTTTTATTCGTGCCAGAATTTTCTAATAGCGAACCTCTATTAAGATTTCTCCTACTCCAAGAGGTTCGAGTACACCTTCATCAGTATCAATACTGAGAATCGTGATCTGGTGAGTAGATTGCTCTAATCCTAATCTATCGTGATAAAGCAATTTACTATTTGTTTCTAATACTGTTTCTACATCTTCGAGTAACTCATCTAATGCAGTTACGGCATCTTCTTCATTTACGTAACAACGAATAGTAAGATTTAAAAAACGATCTTTATACCCGCCTGTTTGGTACGTTCTTGATTCACTTCCTGCGTTTATGTGTACTGCAGGAAATTCCTCTACTTCATCCCAGAACTTAAGTCTCGGACTTGTTTCTGCTACTGCTGTATGATAAATACCTCTTCCATCAATAAGGGCTAATTTATCTGCGAGAGCTTTCGTAATAGCAGATCTACGTGTAGTATATGATCTTGCTGTGCTTGGCATTAAACTCTCCTAGTGTAAAATCTTCCTAAAGCATAACCTGCAGCGATTTCTCGTATTGAAGCGTCAATTAAATCTCTTGGGTCTCTATCAGGATCTGCCCGACTTGTTCCACTTGATCTTTCGTATACTCCATATGGGTCTTTTCTATACGTATAACCAAAACTTGGAAACCCTTGAGGGGTTTGTATTACGTCTGTTAATTTAACACTGCTAGCAAATCTTCCTGTTTGGTTTTCTAGTCTTGGCGCTCCCATATTCTTTCTTACTGTTTCTGGTAACTTATCATTTATAAGAGCCATTACAGTATATAAACTTGCATTATTCTTACTTCCTGCACTAGACTTTACTCGTGGATACGCTTTTACCGCTTTTCCTTTAGAACGAGGTTTTTTTAAAGTTCCTCCCTTTCCTCTAGTAGAAACGGATTTTTCTTTTCTATCAGGAACAGCTACTGGCTTTGAGGACTTATTTTTATTAACTGCTTTAGACTTAATTATTCCTCTAAGGGCTGCGGTTTTACCTACTTCTTTTGCATGCTCTCTTATAGACTTACTTCCTTTTTGTTTGGTCCAGTCTACGCCAGCCGCCCATTTAGCTAAAGCTGCATTTAACCTGTCGCCTATTCCTTTTCCTCCTTTACCTCTCCAGTCATTTATTTCTGAACCAGAATAGTTTTGCGACATAGGACCAATTGTTGCTGAAACTCTCATGTTTTCGTTTAATTTTAATTTTGTATCAGATAAGTCTGCTCCATCCATTCCATCAGTACTAAATATAACTTTAAATTCTTTATATTTCTCATTTAACGTTCTAAACTCTTCCGAACCCAAAAAACTTTTGTATTTACTATTCTGTATCCAGTCTGCTGCCGCGACTAGTCTTGCGGCTCCTACAGTTGTCCCTCCTTCATGGGTAATATTATAACCTGATTTAAAACGGCCTGCTTCAGAGGTACTTCTCCAAATTTGAGAACCCTGCTCCTCTTGTTTAGAAGATAAGAGCCCTAATCCTTTTCTTCTTGAGAACTCTTTTTCAGAGCCCCCTAATCCTTCTTTTCCTGCACTCTTTAGTTTTTTATTTACAAAAAGTATTCCCAACTCTTTTACTTCTTGATAAAACTGAGGCTCTTCTTTGTTCATATGAACTCTGAGAAATTTACCGTTATAGCCTCTTTTAACTACTGAAATGCTTTTATCTGCTCCTCCTGCCCACATATTATAAAGTATAGGTATTTGTCTTGCAGCTTCTTTTTTAAAAGTACTTAAACGTATCTGAGGGTAGCTTCCAGCAGGTCGAATTGACATTGCGTTTAAGTAACCATCAA